TTACGCCCCCTCTGCTCAATTGGAGAAATGACATGAAAAAAGTTTTAGTTGTAGGCCACAAGGTACACACGTCCCTTGGCAAGCTGGTCAAGGAAGACACAGCGGAGCTGCCAAGCGCAGAGGTTGAAACGCTAATGCGTGTTCGCCCAGATGCACTGAAAGTGCTTGGTGACGTTGAACCTGCGCCTGCGCCCGCGCCCACCAAACGCGCCAAGAGTAAATAAGAAATGGCGAAGATTTCAGAAAAAATTAGCTTTGAGCATGACCACATGGTTATCAAGCAGAAGCACGATGTGAGCCAAGCGCTCAAGGATGTGCAGATGGCCAAAGACGCTGGCATAGGCATGTCTGGCGAAAATCGTCTTGCAGGCTTCCTAGATGGCGCTGTGCTTGCCACATGGCTGAAAGAGGCTGGTGTGTCATGGTCTGATACAGAAGCCGCAAAAGAAGTTGTCAAACGAAAAATGATGTCTGGCGAGTTTTCCAAATTTAGAGTTTGGGAAGGCAGTTACTAAAATGGAAATGGACGCGATCTTGAATATACTTTTTGGTGTCGTAATCGCTGGCATTAGCTGGTGGATAAAGACGCAGCGAGAAGAGCTAGATCGCCTCCGCATCTTGCTAAACAGAACACGCGAAGAAATGGCAAAGGAATATGTCACGAAGTCAGACAGCTCCGAAGTTCTTTCTCAAATTATGAATAAGTTTGACCGCCTTGAAGAAAAAATAGATCGTTTGATGGAGCGGTAACATGGACCCGGTAACGTGCATAGCCGCCGCGAGCGCTGCGTACAAGGGCATTAAAAAAGCCGTGGACTTTGGCAAAAGCGTTCACGAAATGTCTGGCACAATATCGCAGTTTGCCAAGGCCGCATCTGACCTAGACTTTTTAGAAAAGAAGTCACAGAAGCCGCCACTGTATAAAATGTTTGGCGACACAGAGGCTAACGCATTAGAGATTTGGTCTAAAAAACAACAGCTTGCAGAATACAGGGAGGATTTACGAAGCCATATTAGTTGGCATTACGGGCCAAGTGCCTGGGAAGCCATAGTAAAAATCGAAGGACAGCAACGTAAACGCCAGCAAGAGCTAGTCTATAAAAAGCAAGAATTTATTGACAAGTGCATAAGTTTGGCAGTGGGAGCGGCGCTATTGCTTGCTGGTTTTGGTGCGCTGATCGTTATTCTGTTTTTCTTAGGCGTTAAGCACGACAAATGGTGATGTGATGTATCTATTACTTTGGTTTCAACTAACGGCGCAAGTCATGCACTTTGAAGTGGGTCAATTTGGCAGCGAAAAAGAGTGCTTAGACGAGCTAAGCCGCGCGTCGGTTCTAGTAACTAAAAACAACGAATACCTGCAATGCTTTAGGATCACAGGAGACGCAAAATGACTGAATATGACCTAAACGGAAACGGTAAGATCGACCTAGACGAGCGCGAGCTGATGCTTGAGGATCGACGCCTACGCATGGAAGACGCAGACCACAAGCGCGATGCGCAGTTGCGCATGACGTGGTTCGCACTCATCGGCTTGCTGATCTACCCGTTTGGCATAGTAGCGGCTGACATCTGGGGGTATGACACGACAGGGCAGCTTTTAGCTACAATCGCCCCCACATACTTCATAGCCATATCTGGCCTTGTTGCCGCGTTCTTTGGATTTAGCGCAATGGGAGCTAAGAAATGATAGGACAAATAATAGGATCACTTGGCAGTCTTGCTGCAAGCTACATTGACGGCAAGACTGCCGTTAAGAAAGCCGAGGCCGAGACCAAGATGAAAATCGCCACGGGTGAAATTAGCTGGGAGCAAGCCGCAATTGAGGCCAGCAATAATTCATGGAAAGATGAGGCGTGGACAGTGGCCTTCATAGCCATTGTGCTGGGCAGCTTCATTCCGGGCATACAACCTTACATGGCGCAAGGTTTCGCCAATCTGGACGCTGCGCCGCAGTGGTTCCAGTGGGCGATGTATGCAAGCATTGCGGCGAGCTTTGGCATACGCACAGTAAAGGGGTTAAAGAAGTAATGTTTCTCGCGGCCATCTTGATATGCCAGACGCTAAACGCGAAATCTTGCACGGTGATCGCAAACTCAAATAATATATGGTATACCGAGGCCGAGTGCCAATCCGACGTGATGAACTTTGCGATGGAGCTGGCTGACAAGGGCTTTTTGGTCAAACCGTATTGCTTCAAAGTTGGAGAAAACACATGAGTAAAGCTACACCAGCAAAAGGTAAGGCTCGCGTCAAGGTAACGGCTTCCGGCAAAAGGGTCAGCTACGGGCAGGCGGGCAAGGCGAAGGGCGGCGGGCCGCGCGTCAAGCCTGGCACGTCAAAGGGTGACGCATACTGCGCACGCTCTGCCGCTCAGAAAAAGAAGTTTCCAAAGGCTGCGGCTGATCCCAATAGCCCTTTAAATCTATCACGCAAGCGCTGGAAATGCTCCGGCACAAAATCGAAGAGGACTTAATGAGATGGGACTGTATTCAAACATTGCTAAAAAGCGTGCGCGCATTAAGGCCGGAAGCGGCGAGAAAATGCGCAAGCCCGGCACAAAGGGAGCGCCAAAGGCCAGTGCATTTAAAGCGGCTGCCAAGACGGCTAAGGGCAAAAAGAAATGAGCAAAGCAATGTCTAGTCTCCAGACTAAAATCGGCACAACTGCTGATGGTGAGTTTGGGCCAAATACGGCGCGCAAAATCGCAAAGTATTTTAACTTATCCCCGGCGCGTGGCGCACACTTGATGGGGCAGGCGTCACACGAAAGCGGTGGCTTCAAGCGCACCCGTGAGAGCCTGTACTATAGCTCACCAGAGCGCATAAAAGCTGTGTGGCCCTCGCGCTTCCCAACGGTTGAGGACGCAGAGCCTTACGCCAAAAACCCAAATGGGCTTGCTGGCAAGGTATACGCTGGCCGCATGGGCAATGAGAATGAAGCACAGGCGAGCCTATACATTGGCCGTGGATTTCTTCAGCTCACCGGGCGTGACAACTACCGCTCATTTGCGTCGGACATGAGTGTGCCGGAGGTTATGACTGACCCAGACTTGGTGGCAGACGATTACGCATTTGAGACTGCGTTGTGGTTCTTCGAGAAGAATGGCTTGTTTAAAATTGCAGATGAGGGCGTGACAGATGACGCGATCAAGCGCATAACTAAGCGCGTGAATGGCGGGTATCACGGGCTAGAGGATCGAAGCAATCAGAGCAAGAAAATCCACACTTGGCTCATGGCTTAGTTTAGCCAGGTTAGCTAAGTGCGGGTCCAAGATCAGAATGCCAGCGCGGCAGTAGGAAGGGCGGGTGAGCATTTGGCACTCGCCCGGCTTTCGCTCGCTGGTTATCTATGTACTTTATGCCAGATCAAAGACCACGATGCGTATATACAGACGGATACACGCACTCTAACATTGCAGGTAAAGAGCGCCAGCAAAAAGCATAAGAACAGCCAGAGGTGCGCATTCCACACAGTTAAAAAGAAGAACGGCCAGCGGTCAGACGTTTACGCCTTTGTTGCGGTGCATCTTGACGCTGTGATTTTTCGACGTGGAGATGAGGTGACAAGTGTTACAACATATATATCACAGGAAGAACTTCTAAACGGAAGCACGTCGATGCAAGAAACTCTCGACAGCTTCAAATAATCTATTGCAGGTCGGCGTGGGGTTGATTAGAAAGTTTGAGCGGGTGGTTCAACATATTATTTGTTGGTTAACGTGCTATCGAATGCGCCAATCATTCACACGACCACCCGCACCATTGCCTAAAGCATAATGCCAACTATTGCCATCAAGCCAGCGCCGCTGACGAAGCCAAAGACAGCTCCAACCAGCCCCGCTGCGTTTATCATGCGCTCCATTTCTTTATCATCCATTAGCCATCATCCTCAAAATAGTTTGACAAAGCCTTAATCGGTTGCTTGCTAAAAACCCAGCGCCACTGACGTTTAGTGCAACCTGGAACCTCAACCAAGTCGCGCACTCTATATATTTTATCATTCTCCCACATTTTTTTGAGATAGCTTGACGTGCGCGGCACACTTTCTCCTAGCAGCGCCGCAGCCTCAGAGGCAGTAACACGCTGGTCATATGGCAGTAACGCGAACAGGCGCTTGCCTTGGTCTATGCTGTGTTGCTTCATCTTCTCAGCGGCTACAAGCATAGATGGGGCCATTGTCGTTGGCCTTCGTGGGCCAGACGGCAGTGGTTCACGTCTGTGCTGTTTATACATAAGAGTTTCAAACTCCCAAATGCAGTGGGCATATGTAATCTCAAAGCGTTCATGCTTATCCGTGACGCCTTCTAGCTTGGCAAGCAATCGCTCTGCGGCGTCTTTTGCATCTCTTTTTTTAGCAGATTGAGAAGCGCTTGTTGCTCTTCTAGGCGTTGCTTCAAGTTTGGCCTCATCGCCGTCTTCTGCTCCGCCAACATTATACTGGTTATACGCTCCAGCCTGCTTATAATAATCTGAGTTTGGTTCGTACTCATGCTTTTTCCTTTCGAGGGTTATATTAAGTTTACTTGTAATGCGGTGTATCGTCGAGCGAGACACATTTAAAAGTTCAG